GAGCGATGGTGTCGATGCGGAATCGTCTACTGAACTTAATAACAGTTTTGATATCACTGCGGCGGTTGCATCAACAAGTTCTTCTTATGGTGGACAAGGTCTCTTCAGATATGACTTGGACGAAAGTTCCACGTTAATATCTTCAGGTACAATTCGCTTCCACATTCGATTGGAACTTACTACTGCACAAAAAGCATTGTTCAAAGCACAGAGTTATGAACATTCTGGTGCTGACCTTGCACTTGACCCAAGTGGGTTCGGTCTTGGTGGTGTAAACCCATCTAGGATTCTTGCATTCCAAGGTAAGGCTGATGGTGTTGCTAGTGGTGGCGGAGACCTCACTAAAGATACATTCTCTTCAAGAGCAGACTTGCAGAATAGTAGATTTGGTACAATTAAACCAACAAGAACAAATGTACTAAGAGATGCACCAAGTAACTCTGCATCAACTTCAGGTAAAACAATTTTCGGTGACGGTTCATTCAGAACAAACTTTGACCATGGTACTGCCTCCGATGAGTTTGCATACTTTACAAACAACTCAGTATACACTGGGACTGCACAAAACAACTCAGATGTTTACTACATGTTTGTCGCTGACCTAAGTTCAGATAAAAACACTATTTACCAACCAGACCACGGAATTACTAGTGGACAGTCTGCAACCATCACAGTTGATGCAACAGACTATGCGGCTGGTCAACGTTTCAAATTTGCTGATAGTTCAGGAACTGTACAGACAATTGCAGATGAAACATTCGATGCTACAATTGCTGTTGTTTCACCAGACTTGTTTAGAATTACATTGAACGTTTCACCAAATACAGATGATATCGTTGCATACCCTGATGAATTTACAGTTGGCTTCATTACAGAAAATGACTTGTACAATACATTCTATGTGAACAACCACAAAATTATTGCACAATCAGAAGCAAGATATTATGCATCAGGTCAGAATGAACCAGCAACGCAAACATATGCTACAACTCTTGTAGGTAATGCAGAAGGTGGAGCATTCATCGTTAATGGTGACTATATTGGCGAGAACGAACAAAACCCAACAGTTAAATCATTTGTCGCTCAAGATTATGAAGTAACATTAAGTGATGTTGGTTCTATCGGAAATACAGATAGACCGAGTGTTTGGGAATGGGATGCCGCCGCACAAGCATGGAATTCATATAGTGGTGTAACAGGCACATCACATGCCTCAACTACTACAACTTACTCATTCACTCTGGCAAGTCATAATGCATATATAGCATTTGATGAACCTGCCGTGACTGGTGAAGTAGGTGTTGGAAGTGGTGCCGTTTCTACTCCAGGAACTGATACGAATTACATTAAATTTGAAAGTAATGTAGTATCTACAGTAATTGGTGGATTGACAAATAACACTGCATATAACTTGAACCGTGTAAACGATTCCCGTTTGTCACTTTCTCAAGTTGTTGATACAACTGCACAAGCAACAACAAGCGCAGTTGGTCGTGCAAACAACTCAACTGTTACTGAATTTGTCAACATTGAAACTCCTCTAGGAATTACTCCAACAGGCGCTTCAATTATTGGTGTAGAGTATCGTGGTGACTTTAACGAAAGTCGTGAATATGTTAAGATTAAGTTTACTGGCGATAATACTGAATACTTTATCGGTCGCTCTGGTGGTGCAGATACAACCACATTCAGAAGCGATATTCAGTGGACAACAAAAGACGTTTCTGCTATCTTAGTAGATAATGGTGGTAATCTTGGCGTGAACGTAGAGTTTGACCCAACATCTCGTATTGACCGTAGAGTTGGCGGTATGACAAACTGGTGGGAAATCCGCTTTATTGTCACAGGTGCTACTGGTTCAGTTATACTTAATGACACAGGAGTTGTTGGTGAACAAGAATTCTTGGTGGATTCTCTTAGAGGTGCTTATGATGGCGTATTTGCAATCATTGAAGATACCCCAAATCCAAATGAATTTATTCTCGCTACAGACTTTAAGATTCCGTTGAGAGCATATACATTTGAATCCACAGACATTGATAGTCTTACAGGTGAAATTACATTTGACGCCCCACACAACCTGATTACTGGTGAAGTTGTAACATACGACCCAGGTTCAGGTAATACTTCAATGTTGACCGATGAAACAGCCAACGTATTTAACGTTATTGTTACTGCGGCAGACAAAATTAAACTTGCTGTTTCTTCGGATTCTGCACTTAATAACATTGAAACTGGTCTGGGCGCTCAAACAGGTGTACACACACTTAAGGCACGTTCACTTGTTAAAGCAATTTCTGGTGCTGGTCTGATAACATTTGAAAACGGGAATGCTGAAATTACAGGTTCTGGTACAAACTTCTTGACAACGTTCAAGCGTTTCGATGAAATCTATGTAACTGGTCCTGACTATGTTTATACTTTGACTGTTCGTGATATTCAGACAGATGAAAAAATGCGTGTGTTTGATGCACCAACTGAAGACCAAGCAACACCTTCTGCATACTACTTCACTACTCAGATTATGCTTCGTCCTGATGGATATTCTTTGCATAAATCATTTGATGGTGGTGTAGATATTACGGCAGGTACTTCTCCTGATAGTAAGATTGTTCGTCAATCTCGTAAATACTTCAGATACCAGTCAGGTAAAGGTATTCAGAACTCGCTTGCAATCAACTTCAACCCACCTCGTATCTTGAGGTCGTTGATTAAGTCAAGCACTACAACTGCTACTGTGAATACACAAGAACAGCATAACTTAACAGTTGGTGATTCCGTTACGATTGCTGGTGCTACAGTTGGACCATTGTCGAATAACCCATATAATGGTGTATTCTCAGTAAGTGCAATACCAACTCCATTCCAGTTCCAATATATAATGGCTGAAATTCCTGATGAAGCAAAAGCATCTGGGTTCCCAACATATGTAAGAAACGGCTGGCAAGATAGTTTTGTTCGTGCAGGTATGTTTGATGACCAAAACGGATTCTTCTTCGAATATGATGGCACTACACTCTCCGCTGTTGTACGTTCATCTACTCTCCAGTTGGCGGGTTCTGTTACTGCAACAAGAAACTCTCAGGTGATTACTGGTAACGACACATCTTTCACAACTCAAGTTGTAGCGGGTGATAGAGTTGTAATTCGTGGACAATCCTACAAGATTGTTGAAGTATCTTCTGACTTGAGAATGGTCGTACAGCCTGCTTATCGTGGTATTACTTCTAAGGGTATTAAAGTCACTAAGACTGAAAACCGTAAAGCACCACAGAGTGAGTGGAATATTGATACTGCTAATGGTAACGGTCCATCAGGATTTAGACTTGATACAACCAAGTTGCATATGTGTTATGCTGACTACTCTTGGTACGGTGCTGGTAAAGTTCGCTTCGGTTTCAAAGACCGTGAAGGACATATCCGCTACATGCATGAGTTTGTACACAATAACAGACTTGGTGAATCCTACTTCCGTTCTGGTAACCTTCCAGGGCGCTATGAGATTGAAAACGGTCCAGCCGCAACTACTGCGCCTACACTGTTCCACTTCGGTACTTCAATCATCATGGATGGTAGATTTGATGACGATAAAGCGTACTTGTTCTCTCGTAACTCTAAACCGTTCGCATTTACTAACGGCGCAAGCAGAACATTCCCATCCAATGCGGAATCATCATTCGATGTTATTACGCTGAATGGTTCCCGTGTGTTCGTATATGCAATCCCATGTACAGAAGCAAACGCTACTGCAACAGTTGTCGGTTCTCAGATTACAGTTAGTGGTTCGTCTTTGTTACCTGAAGGTACATATGTAACACAAGTTAAACTTGACGGTGCAACTTCTAAAGTGTTTACATCTTACCCTGCAACAAACACAGAACCAGGTACTGCAAACATTGCTAGTGCGGCGTCAATAGTTAATGGTGAAGTTACAGCAATTGAACTTGACAGACCAATCCCACTAGTGTCACTGAGACTTTCACCTTCTGTGGATTCTGCTTTGACTGGTGCAGTTGGTGAGCGTGAAATCATTAACAGAATGCAGTTGAGATTGCGTCAAGCGGGTATCACTACTTCGAAAGACGTTGAAATCTTCTTAATTCTGAACTCGATTCCATCGAAAGGAGATTTCCAAGGTGCGGAATCACCATCGTTGTCACAGATTATTGACCACGACCACGGTGATGCACTAACTGGCGGAACAACCATTTACTCAGTAAAAGGTTCTGCAGGTTCACTTGATATTGACCTCGGCGAGTTGCTTGAACTTGGTAACTCAATTCTAGGTGGTGATGGTGTCTTCCCGAACGGTCCTGACTTGCTAACTATCGCAGTTCAGCCACAGTCAACATCTGACATTTCGGGTACTAACCCATTCTTCGTGACTGGTAAGATATCTTGGTCTGAAAGTCAAGCCTAAGAAAAAGCAAAACAGTGTGGGGGGCAACCCCCACACAAACTTGTTGCTGGTGGTTCTCCGTGAACTAAATAGTATTATAAGAACAGCATTTCAGAGGGTATAGAAACTAATGGCAACACCGACCAGCAGAACAGAGTTTAAAGAATATTGCCTAAGAAAATTGGGCAAGGGTGTTATTCAGATTAACGTATCACCTGACCAAGTAGAAGATAGAATAGATGATGCGATTGAATATTTTCAAGATTATCATTCTGATGCTATTACTCGTACTTACGTCAAACACCAAATAACTCAGACAGACATAGACAACGAATATATCACAGTAGACGATAGTGTGACCTCGGTTTTGCGTGTCTTGAGTGTAGATAATGCAACTTCATCTTCAAGTATGTTTGATGTTCGATATCAAATGCATTTGAATGATGTTTTTGACTTTACATCTGCATCTGCTTCGGAATATGTAACAATGCGCTCACATCTAAGTATGTTAGATGACCTCTTTAACGGTGTGAACCCAATCAGACATGAAAGACATACTGACCGTGTACACATTGATATGGACTGGTCTGATAATCTTTCTGTGGATGACTATGTTATCATAGAATGCTATAAGATAATTGACCCATCTACATTCTCACAAATTTGGGGTGATAGATTTTTAAGAGAATATGCAACTGCACAAATCAAAGAGCAATGGGGTATGAACGTATCTAAGTATGAGGGTATTGCACTTCCAGGAGGCGTCACAATGAATGGGCGTGCTATTTTGGAAGAAGCAAAGCAAGAGATTGCTGAACTTGAAGAACAGATGAGTTTAACACATGAGTTGCCCGTTGATTTCTATACAGGGTGAGGATAGTCAACAATGGCAACGAACCAGTATTTTAATTTCTATACAAACACAGAAGAACAATCTCTAACTAATGACTTAGTAGTTGAAGCCATACAAATCTATGGTCAAGACATTAGGTACATTCCCCGACAATATACACATGTAGATGATATCTTTAATGAAGTAAGAAACTCTTCATTTGAAGATGAGTTTACTATTGAAATGTATGTGCAGGGTGTAGATGGTTTTGCTGGTGACGGCGACCTTTTGTCTAAATTTGGCGTAGAGATTAGAGATACACAAAATTTTGTTGTTGCAAACTCTCGTTTTGAAGAAGATGCAACTGCCGCTGGTATGTCTTTCACAAGACCCAGAGAAGGCGATTTACTATATTTCCCACTCACAGATAATCTACTTGAAATCAAATTCGTTGAAGATGAAGAAGTATATTATCAGATTGGTAAAACATATATTTACAGACTATCTACAGAACTATTCGAATATAATGGTGAGAAAATTGATACTGGTGTCGCAGAGATTGATGATGAAGTCACTGCACTACAGTATACAATTCAACTAACACTAGGTGATGGTACTGGCGACTATACTGTTAATGAAGAAGTATATCAGGGTGCGACATTAGCAGACTTTACTGCAAAAGCAGTAGTTTCTGATTGGAACCCATCATCTAAAATTCTCACAATCAAAACAATTAATGGTAACTTTAATACAGGTGGAACAGTAAACGGCGATACTTCTGGTGCGTCTTATGTTCTTGGTGTTAAAGAAACAATGGTAATGCCTGAAACTAGTGCAGATAACGATGCATTCAAAGCAGACGCAGATAGCATTATCGACTTTACAGAAGACAACCCATTCAGTGAGGAGTATTAAATTATGGCATTAGGGCATACATTTTATCATGCATCTATTAGAAAAATGGTTATCGTTTTCGGCAATCTTTTCAATGACATTTATGTTAGAAAGTTTGATAGTGCAGGTGCAGAAATTGAAAGAAGAAAAGTACCTATTTCATATGGACCTAAACAGAAGTTTTTAGCAAGACTTGAGGTTGGACAATTTGACCAAGAAACTGCTATCACTCTCCCACGCATGGCATTCGAAATGGATACTATGACATATGATGCAGAGAGAAAGATTAGTTCAAGTCAAAGACTTTCAAATCAAAAAGCAGGTGAAAGTGTGAAATACACTTTTGCTCCTGTACCATATACTTTCGATTTTACTCTATCCATAATGACTAAAAATGCTGAAGATGGTACGCAGATACTTGAACAGATTTTGCCATACTTCACACCACATTTTAATGTAACAATTAAAGAGTTTCCTGAGTTAGAAATAACAAGAGACATTCCAATCATTCTAAACAGTTTACAACAAGAAGATGTTTATGATGGTGATTTTGAAACAAGACGTTCATTGATATGGTCTTTATCTTTTACAATGAAGAGTAATATTTACGGTGCAGTTCGTGAAGGTCAACTTGTATCATCTGCCGTTGTAAGCACAATAGGCGAAAATCAGTTTAGCGATGGGCAGTTCGAAGGTGCAACAGTGACTTCAACCGCAGACGACCCAGTAAATGGTTTGACTACAGGCGACTTTGG